ACAATTATCAAATGATTTCTTAAAGATAATTGATAATGCTATGGTGTTGCATGTACATAGTGGAGAAACAGAGCATGATAGTACAACTAACTCTAATACTATTGCTCAATGGGTTGTAAACAACTGGAACACTAATAAGATTATATTTACTACATATCATTCATTACATAGAGTACAACAGTCTAGTATTCCTGTAAATACAATATACTTTGATGAGGCACATAATAGTGTTCAACAACACTTTCACACTCCTACTAGATTTTTTGCAACTACAAATAATCGTAGGTGTTTTTTCTTTACTGCTACTCCTCATCATAGCAAGAGTGATGAAAGAGGTATGAATAATGAAGAAGTTTATGGTAAAGTAATAGAGCAAGTACCTGCACCTGAGTTAGTAGATGCTGGTGTTATACTACCACCTAAAGTAGTAGTTAATCAATGTGAAATGATAAGAGATAGGAAGGCAACTTGTGAAGATGATGCTGATAATATATTGTCTAGTATTGATTCTAATTCTGTAGATAAGATATTAATTTGTGCTAGAAGAACCTCACAAATAGTAAAGTTATTTTCTGATAGTAAATTATCAACAGAATTACTTGGTAGAGGATATAATTGGATGTATATTACTGCCAAGACTGGTGCAGTTATTAATGGAATTAAAGTTAGTAGAGTTAAGTTCTTTGAGACATTAAATAAGTGGGGCAAGGATAATACTAGATTTGTTGTGTTACATCATAGCATATTATCTGAGGGAATAAATGTAAATGGTCTTGAAGCAGTATTATTTCTTAGGTCTATGAATTATACTACTATTAGTCAGACTATTGGTAGAGTAATTAGGAAAGGAAATGTCAACAAACAGTTTGGCATTGTGTCCATTCCAGTGTATGATAAGGTTGGTATTAGTACATCAAAGAAAGTTAATGCAGTTGTTAATACTATTTTTCAACAAGGTCAACCTGCTATTTCTACAAAATGAATCAAACTAACAAACGTTGTTTAAAAGAACTAGATACTTATTGGAATGAAAGATTGGCATTTCTCGCACAATCTGATAGATTAGATGATGCTGAAGCACTCTATTCAGAGTTTAATATTGATGGTGAAAATTTAATTTATGAAGCATTTGATCGTAATGCAGACATCTTATTTCTGGAGTATTTAAATGACTTATGAACCACAAATTGATGACTATGTAATATGGAAAAGACCAAATGGCGATTGGGAAGAGGGATGGGTTTATTTTAAAGGAGATCCTGTAGATAATGAAAAAAGAAATAAACAAGGATGGAATTCTGTCTCACAATATATTACTATTGAAACTCATGTATATCCAAAAAGAGAATGTAGATATACTTCTGGTAAACCAATGAGACATAAAAATATTCATTGTTTATTAATATGTAATAAAGATAATTGGAATGAATTAGAATATGTTAAGAATAGAAGAGGAGATGATGATAGTAAATTAGTAGATATGTATAAATCACAAGATAGACCATTAGATACAGATAGTTATAGTCAAATACCAGCAAGATTTTAAGTATTAATACATAATTGAGAAATGTATCATAAATGTGATAATTTGCTGACAAATCTTATAAATAATGATAGAATTAAGGATAACAAGATGTAACTAAACTTCTTGGATATGTATTAATTTTATTGGAGAATTTTATGCACAATTTAATGTCTTCTAACCAATTAGCAGCATGGAAAGAAATAGAAACGTCCCAAGATTTAGATGATAGGGAGTTAGTAAACGATTATTTCAACTGTCTAATTGAATGTGATGACCAAAATCAAAGTAGAAGAATTTGCAAACAAATTCTAACATAACATTGTAACCCTCATGCTTGACATGGGGGTTTTTTCATGCAATAATGTATATGATAGATGATTTATTATGCTTAGTAAAGAGAAAGTAAGAAACCAAGTTAAGTCAAGATTCTATTACTTATTCTGGGGAATTGCAACTGTTTCTGTTGTTTTTGGGCAGTTATATGTTGGGAGTGGGTATAGAATATTTGCACAATCATTGCTTAGAATATTTGATACCATTGAAATTGAGGTAGGTAAAGATTATAATGGGGAGAGATTTTATTAGTGAAAGATACAATTTTATTTGGTGATTGTAGAGAAACTCTTAAACAATTTGATGAAAAAGCAAGGTGTTGTGTGACATCTCCACCTTACTATGGTTTACGTGATTATGGTGGTGAGGATAACCAGATAGGACAAGAACAATCACCAGAAAAATATATCGAAGAGATGGTAAATGTCTTTAGGTTAGTAAGAGATAATCTAACAGATGATGGTACATTATGGTTAAACATTGGTGATAGTTATTATAATTATAGACCTGGAAAAGGGCAAGCATTAAATAAACAATCTGTATCAAAGACTAAACAAGATTTACCAGACAAATGTTCAAGAAGAGGTAATAAATTAGAAGGATTAAAAGAGAAAGATTTAATTGGTATTCCTTGGATGTTAGCATTTGCATTAAGAGCAGA